ATAAACGGAGCAAATGGTATTTCACAACTACAAGCTGGTGGTGCTGGTTATAGTGGTGCTATAGTAGATGATACATTTAAGATAGGTAGCCACAATTCAGCAAACTTCTTAAAAGGTGCTACAGTACATCAAATTGCTATATGGGATTCAGATCAATCTGCTAACCTAGCGACTATATATAATTCAGGTGCAGCACAGGATTTAAGTTTATTAACCCCAGCCCCTGCACATATTATTCAACCAGCTAGTTCGGTTACTACTATACCAGATTCGGTTGGTAATGCAGACTTTACAGCATTTGGATTCACAGGATCATCATTAGTAACAGATGCACCTTAAAAACACAACAAAAACTAAAAACATTAATTGTATTAATATAAATAAAAAGATATGAGACCAGACGTTGAAAGAATATTTACCAAGCTAAGTGAAAACAAGGTTGAGTTGGCTTCAGTTAAAATATTAAAGGATGATTCCAAGAGAATGAAAAACGGAATTAAAGAGCTTGGTTCTTTAAGAGCAAAAATGAAAAAAGTGTATTTTGATAGTATTGATGGAGCGAATACAAATAGAGCTAAATTTAGAGAAAAAGCGAAAGAATTAGGCATAGACCCTAACGATATAAAAGAGTTTAAAGACTTTTTTGATATGCAAAGAAAATTAGATGATTCTTATTATGCTCCAAACAATTAAAAACACAACAAACTAAAAACTAATTTATTGTAATATATATGAAAGCAACAGATATGTTAAACGAAGTAAAAAAGCTCATCGGTGTGGAAGCATCAGTTGAGGTTAAGTTAGCACAAGCTGAACTTGAAAATGGTACTATCATTGAAAGTCTGTTTGAAGTAGGTAGCGAAGTATTTATTGTTACCGAAGATGAAAAAGTAGCTTTACCTGTAGGTGAATATAAACTTGTAGATGGTGAAACTTTAATTGTAGAAGAAGAAGGAATTATAGCTTCTATTGGTGCGGTTGAACCTGCTGAAGAAGAAGTTGAAGCGGAAGATGAACCTAAAGAAGAAATGGGTTACGCTACTAAAGAAGAACTTCAGGAAGTCAAAACAATGGTTGAAGAAATTAAAGCATTGCTTGATCCTAAAGAAGAAGAAATGGCTCAAGACCCTGTAGCTGAAAATTCTGTTAAATCAGAAGAAACAACTACTAAAACAGTTTACGCTGAAAAAGAAGAAATGAGTGAAGTAGAAAAAGTATCTCATAATCCTGAAAGCGAAACTAAAAACAACACAAACCTTTATTCACAAAAAAGAAGTGGAAACACTTTAGATAAAGTAATGAATAGAATATCAAATTTTAAATAAATAAAAAATGGCAACAACTACATCAATCACTACTACTTACGCTGGGGAATTTGCAGGACAATACATTTCTGCAGCACTTCTAAGTGGTACAACATTGGACAACGGTTTAATTACCGTAAAACCAAATATTAAATTTAAAGAAGTAATCAAAAAAGTATCTACGGATGGTCTTGTAAAAGATTCCGTTTGTGATTTTGATCCGACTTCTACAATCACACTTACAGAACGTATAATTCAGCCTGCCTATCAGCAAGTGAATCTACAATTATGTAAAAAGGATTTTCAAAATGACTGGGATGCAATTTCTATGGGATATAGCGCACACCAGAACCTACCTACTTCTTTTGCAGACTTTTTAATTGGTCACGTAGCAGCTAAAGTAGCTCAAAAAACAGAACAAAGTATCTGGAATGGAGCAGCAGCGACTAACGGTGAATTTGCAGGTTTTAAAGAACTAATGCTAGCCGATGCAGATGTCGTAGATATCGCTGCAGTTGGTGGTGGAATTGATTCCAGTAATATTATTGCTCAATTAGGATCTGTAGTAGATTCTATTAGTTCAAACCTATATTCTTCAGAAGATATGCTAATCTATGTGTCTCAAAACGTTGCTAGAGCATACGTAAGAGCATTAGGTGGATTTTCAGTAGCAGCAACTTCAAACGCTGGTACAGATAATAAAGGTACACAATGGTTTAGTGGTCAAAATTTGACATTTGATGGAATTTCTATAGCAGTAGCAAATGGTTTACCTGATAATACTATGGTAGCCGCAGAAAAATCTAACTTATTCTTTGGAACTGGTCTTTTATCTGATCAAAACGAAGTTAAAGTAATTGATATGGCTGACATTGATGGCTCACAGAATGTAAGAGTTGTGATGAGATTTACAGCTGGTGTGCAGTATGGGATTGGTTCAGAAATAGTTCTCTATTCTTAATAACTAACTAACTAACTTAAGGGGTAGGTAAGCCGATTTGTGCCTATCTACCCTTTTTTAATATAAAAAACTATGAGTTGTACACTAACACTTGGCAGAAAAGAACCTTGCAAGGATACGGTTGGCGGTCTTAAAGCTGTTTACTTTACTGATTTCGGAGATTACGGAACGGTAACAGAAACAGATGATGAGATTACTGATTTAACAGGAACTTTTACTGCTTTTAAATACGAATTGAAAGGAAATAGTAGCTTTGAACAAGCTATTACTTCAAGCCGTGAAAACGGAACTACTTTCTTTGATCAAACTTTAACACTTACTTTGAAAAAATTAAGTAAAGAAGATAACAAAGAACTAAAACTATTAGCTTACGGACGTCCGCACGTAGCTGTTGAAGATTATAACGGTAATGTATTTGTTATGGGCTTACAACACGGTGCAGAAGTAACTGGGGGAACTGTTTCAACAGGTGCTGCAATGGCTGACTTATCAGGATATACCCTAACGCTTAACGCACAGGAAGTAAAACCTGCTAACTTTGTTAATGCACCAACAGCTGCTGATCCATTTGCAGGAATGGCAAGTGCAACAGTAACAGTAACAGAAGGTACGAATTCTTAATAAGATTTCATTTTGATAAATTAGGGTGGCTATATGCTGCCCTTTTTTTATGGTTTAATAATAACAAAAAACAGATAATATTATTGTTATATTATGATAGTACTACAAGAAAGCGCATCAGCGCAAACAATAAATTTTATACCTAGAAAGTTTACAAGTAACACTAGCTATAACGTTACAATAGTAGACGAGACACAGAACAAAGAAGTGTACAATGTAGATACAACTGCAATAGCCGAATTGCTTTATTATAATACTTATAATGCGGTATTTCCTTTAAAGCAGGATATTACATACAACATAACAATTAAGAACGGTACAGAAGTAATTTTTAAAGACAAGGCTTTTTGTACAAACCAAACTGACTTACCAGCTTATACAATCAACAGCGGTGAATATATTACTAATGCCAGTACTAATGAATTTATCACAATATAATGGACAACTTACACATCTTAAATTTAGCTTCATATAATAGACCCCAGATAAGCGAAGATAAAAACAGGGAATGGGTAAACTATGGTGAAGATAACGACTACTACACTTACCTAATTAAACTTTACACCGAATCAACAACCAACAACGCTATTATAAATGGTGTTACTAATATGATCTACGGTAAAGGGTTAGATGCTTTAGATAGTAGTAGAAAAACAAATGAATATGCAGCAATGCGTTCTATCTTTTCTGATGGTTGTTTAAGAAAAATAACACTTGATTTAAAACTATTAGGTGAAGGTTCATTCCAAGTACTATACAAAGATGGTAAAGTAATTAAATCAGAACACTTTCCAAGACAAACCTTACGTGCAGAACGTTGTAATAAGGATGGTGAAATAGAAGCCTACTACTACTTCCACGATTGGGCAAAATTAAAAAGAAGTGATGAACCTAAAAGAATAGCATCATTTGGATTTGGTAACGGTAAAGAACCTGAAATCAAAATTATTAAAAGGTATGTAAGTGGATATGACTATTACTGTCCTGTAGACTATCAAGGTGGTTTAGCATATGCTGAACTTGAAAGCGAAGTAAGTGATTACCTTATCAACGATGTACAAAACGGATTTAGTGGTACAAAGGTTGTAAACTTTAACAATGGTGTACCTGATCAAGAAAAACAAATACAAGTTAAAAATGATGTAATGCGCAAGCTAACTGGATCACGTGGTGAAAAGGTAGTAATTGCATTTAATAACAACGCTGAAAGTAAAACAACTGTTGATGACATTCCATTAAATGATGCACCACAGCATTATGAATATCTTTCTAACGAATGTTCAAACAAGTTAATTGTAGCCCACAGGGTAACTAGTCCTTTACTTTTAGGAATCAGAACAGAAAACAATGGTTTAGGATCTAATGCAGACGAAATAAAGACCGCTGCTTTACTTTTTGACAATATAACTATAAAACCATACCAAGACTTAATTTGTGAGTGTATAGACGATATATTAGCGGTTAACGGCATTAGTTTAAAACTTTACTTTAAGACATTACAGCCTTTAGCATTTATTGAAACAGATAATGCTATAACAGATGAATCACGTGAAGAAGAAACTGGTGTAAAAGATGAGTTAACAACACTATCTTCAGAATTTGATGACAACCAAATGGTAGAACTACTTCAAGACTTTGGTGAAGATGAAGATCTAGAAGGTTGGGATTTGGTAGATGAACGTGAAGTAGACTATGACCAAGAAGAAGCGTTAGACAAGATGATTAACCTTGCTTCTTCAGGAACTGCTAGACCTAATTCAAAAAGCGAACAAGATGAAGTAACAAATGATTTAATAGCTTTTAAGGTACGTTATCAATATGCACCATTAACAGTTTCCGCTAACAGTAGGGAATTTTGTAAGAAAATGGTAGCTGCTAAAAAGATCTACCGTAAAGAAGATATAATGCAAATGAGCCAACGTGCTGTAAATGCAGGATGGGGTAAAGGCGGTGCAGCAACTTATGATATTTGGTTATACAAGGGCGGTGGTGCTTGTCATCATTTCTGGATGCGTAAAACGTATATGGCAAAGGGTGTACAACCTGATGCAACTAACCCTAAAGCAGAAGTATCGGTAAACAAAGCAAAAAAAGAAGGTTTTAAACCTGAAAAAAACAATTCAAAGGTAGCTAAACGTCCAGTTGATATGCCTAATCAAGGATTTGTAAATAAATAAGAAATGGCAGAAGCAATACTAATAACACGAAAAGACGTAGTAAAGTTTACTGCAATGAATGGTAATGTTGATACTGATAAATTTATCCAGTATATTAAAATAGCACAAGACGTTCACGTACAAAACTATTTAGGAACTGACCTATTAGAATCCATACAGGCTAAAATTATAGCTGGTACGTTAACAGGGGACTATTTAAGCCTTGTTACAGACTATGTAAAGCCTTTACTTTGTCATTGGGCAATGGTGGAATACTTACCATTTGCAGCCTATACAATAGCTAATAAGGGCGTTTACAAGCATAGTTCAGAAAATGCAGAAAATGTATCAAAAGAAGAAGTAGACTTTTTAATAGAAAAAGAACGCACAACGGCTCAATACTATACTGATAGATTCATAGATTATATGAGTTTTAATGCAAGTACAAAGTTTCCTGAATATTATAGCAATAATGACAATGATATTTACCCAGATAAGGATGCAAATTTTAGTGGCTGGGTACTATGATATATAAACCGAAACAAGAAAACGTAAATAAGTTAAAACAGTACCTTACTTATATAACAAAAACCAAAAAAAGTAATTGTACTATATATACAAAAAACATTAAAAATGGCATACGGTAGTATTTATCCTGTAACGTGGTGGGGAAACACAAATGAAGCAAATGGATGGGGTATAGTTTATCCTGTTACTGCTGGTGGTTCTAGTTTTACAGCAGACACAGCGTTATATACAGCGGATACAACAATATACAAAGCAGATGCAACAGAAATATAAAATTTAAAAAATGGCTAAACAGATAATTAATATTGGGAGTACAGCGAATGATGGTACTGGTGATCCTATAAGAACGGCATTCCAAAAGGCTATGTCAAATTTTGATGAATTATACACAGGATCTACTTCTGATGTTGATTCGTTAATTGCTGGTGCAGGTATATCTGTAGATCAAGCAACAGGAAACGTAACGGTAACAAATACTGCCCCAGATCAAACAGTAACCCTTACTTCAGGTGCTAACGTAACTATTACAGGAACTTATCCTAACTTCACTATTTCATCTGATGACGTGGTAGGGGCGGTTAATTCTGTAAACGGTCAAACTGGTGTAGTAGTTTTGGATTCAGCGGATATTGCAGAAGATACTAACCTTTATTATACAGAAGCAAGGGTATCAGCCAATACAAACGTTACAGCTAACACAGCGAAAGTTGGTATTACTACACAACAAGCTACCGACATTACAACTAACAACGCTAAGGTTACAGCCAATACAGCTAACGTAACTTCAGCAGGTGCGCTAATGGATTCGGAAGTAACCAACCTTGCAGATGTTAAAGCATTTGATACTACTGATTATTTAGCTAGTTCAGTAACAACAATTACTACGCAACAAGCATCTGATATAACAGCCAACAATGCTAAAACAGGTATTACATCAGCACAAGCAAGTGAAATAACAGCAAACAATGCTAAGGTAAGTAACGCAACACACACAGGGGATGTAACAGGTGATGTAGCTTTAACTATTGCTGATGATGCAGTAATTACATCTAAAATATTAGATGCTAACGTAACAACTGCTAAAATTGCAGATGATGCAATAACCTATGCTAAACTTGGGGATGAATTTACAACAACTGGGGCAATAACAACTGCACTAAACTTTGCAGCAAACCAAGTATTTACTAAAACAATGACCGCTGATACTACATTTACTTATTCTAATGTAGGTATTGGAATGGTTAAAGACTTTATTTTAACAGGGGCATTTGTACCTACTTTCCCAAGTGGAACAAAAACAGTAGCAGGAACGTATGATGGTTCTGTATCTAACTTAATTCAAATATTTGCTTTTGCAATTGGTGACTACTGGATGTCAATATCAAAAGCACAATAATATGTACGGAAAAATAATTGATGGAAACATCACAACTTATAGAAGGTTACCAGTTCAATTTGAAGATGAAAGTGGTTTACACCTAAACTTCAGAAATGTAGCAGACCCTTCAGCTTACGGATTTTATAAAGTGGTTACACCATCTTATGATTCTATAAGCCAAAGGTTAGGGGCAATTGAATTTGATTCAGATAATGATGTATTTACTTACCCAGTAAGTGATATTGATTTTGATTCTACCTATGAATTATCTACACCAATTGTAGATGAAGATGGCGAAGCTGTTTTAGATAGTGATGATGAACCAACGTATGACATAACATCTGAAAGAAACTACAATATTGATGCTAAAAAATTAGAATTAATAAAAAGCGTTAAGGAAGAAGCTAACAGGCTTTTATCACCTACTGATTGGTATATACTACGCAAAGCAGAAAGAAGCGTTGACGTGCCTTCTAACGTTGCTACAGAACGTGGTTCTATTATAACTAAAGCAGCAGGATTTGAAACAGCAATAAACGCTTTAACAACTTACGAATCATTATTAAGATATTCAATAGTATTTTTTCCAGTAGAAGAATTATAAAACAAATTTATGTTAGGTAAAAGACTAATAAATTCCAATAGTGCTGCAGGTGCAACTTGTACAACCGACACTTTACAAATATTAGGTGATACTTCTTGTGTTGCTTATTATAAAATGTCAGATGCTACTGATGAAAGTGGTAATTACGATGGGACACCTACAAACGTTGACTTCAACGTAGCTGGTAAGTTTGGGAATGCTGGTAGTTTTAATGGTACAAGCTCTAAAATAAATACAAGTTATATACAAACTGGTCAAGTATATTCAACTTCTTTTTGGGGTAAAGGTTTTAGTGCAGCTAGTAGTGTTTTAAGGGACACTCCTGCTGCAGGTGGTGCTAATACTTTTATGGATATTGCAACTGGTGCAAATGGTCAAGTTATATTAGCAGGGAATGCAGCTTTAGACCCATTGAACACTCCAAGTGCAGACTGGACTCATTACGCTATTGTTTTAGATGGTACTAATGCAACTATATTTACGAATGGCACACAAACAGCTACAAGAACTTATACAGCTAAAACAGGCAATAACGGAACTCCTGTACATATAATGTCAAATGGTGCGTATTCTGCAGGTTTTGGAAGTGGAAAAATAGACCAAATTCGTATATTCAACAAAGCAATTACAAGTACTGAAGTAACCACACTTTACAATGAGGTTCAATGTGTGCCGACTATTGTACCTACAGATTATTTTGAGCCAGTTATATATACTGGTAATGGTTCTACTCAATCAATAACTTCTTTAGATTTTCAGCCAGATTTAACTTGGGTTAAAACAAGAAGTTTACAATCTTCTCACGTTTTAAGGAGTACTGGTATGGATTCTACTTATACTCTGGCTTCTAATTCAACTGCTGCATTAAATACAGCTCAACTTACAGGGGGTAGATTACAGCTTGATTCTAATGGCTTTACAGTAAGAGATATATCAGGTAATGGATATGGAACTAACGGAAGCTCAACGACTCAAGTTGCTTGGAACTGGAAAGCAGGTGGTGCTGACGTACTAAACCAAGAAGGTACAATAGACAGTCAAGTGTCAGCTTCTGTGGACTCTGGTTTTAGTATTGTGAAGCATACCGCACCATCTTCAGAGCAAAATTACACTATTGGACACGGACTTTCACAAAAACCTGATATGGTAATTCTAAAAGGATTAGATTCTGCATCAGGTTGGTTTGTATGGCATAAAGATTTAAGTCAAGAATCATATTATTTATACCTAAACGGAAGTTTTGGAGAAAGTGACTTGACACAAGACACAAGAATATGGGGACAACAATCATTTACTGATAGCGTAATAAGTACAAGGTCAAATTATACTACACAATTAAATCAAGATTATATCGCATACTGCTTCCATTCAGTAGAAGGAATGTCACGAGTAAATAGCTACGTTGGGACAGGAGCAAGTGGTAATTCTATTGTAACAGGATTTAGACCAGCTTATGTTATGATTAAAAGAACTGATACAAGTGGTCACTCTTGGTTAATATATGACAACAAAAGAGACCCATCTAATCCTGTAGGAAAAATATTATATGCAAATACTAATCAAGTAGAAAATCCAGTCGGTAATATAATGAACTTTTTAAGCAATGGCTTTGAGCTTATAACTACTAATACAAGTCATAACGCAAACGGTGATACTTATATCTTTATGGCATTTGCTGAAGAGAACGTACAACCAGAACCAGAATTAGCTAATAGTTTTAATACTGTTACTTACACAGGGAATGGGGGAACTCAAAGTATTGATACAGGGTTTAAGCCTGATTTGGTTTGGTTTAAAGAAAGAAATGGAACAAATGCCCATCAACTTTACGATACAGTAAGGGGGGATGATTTTGCTTTGTACTCAAATCTTACAGATGCTGAATTTAACTACAGCACACACCCAAGCGGAGACCTTTCCCCAACTTTTTTATCTAATGGGTTTCAGACACCCTCTGTGACAAACAACGGTATAAATAGAAATACAGGAACTTACGTAGCTTGGTGTTGGAAAGCATCTAACGACTCTACTATAAACCAAGATGGTAGTATTACAAGTATAGTTAGTTCTAATCCTGCATCTGGATTTAGTGTTGTGAAGTGGACAGGGAGCGGAGCAGATGCTACGATAGGACACGGTATATCTACGCCAGAACTTATTATAGCTAAAAGAACTGATTCAACAGGCAATTGGGCAGTACAAGCTCCATCTATAGGTAATGGTTATCTTTTATTAAATTCTACAATTGCTTATCAAGGTGCAGACCCATCTGTTTGGAATAATACTGCTCCAACATCAGACATATTTACTACTGCAGGTGGTAGTGGTGAATTTTTTAATACAGGAAATTTTATCGCCTACTGCTTCACATCAATAGCAGGTTATCAAAAAGTGGGGAGCTATAGTGGAAACCAATCTTTAAATACAGCAAATCAAATAAATTTTGGTTTTACTCCTGGTTTTGTTTTGATAAAAAATACTACTAATGCTAATTCTCAATGGATGTTATTTGATAGTGTTAGAACAAACGGTATGGCTTTATATGCTAACCAAGCAAATACTGAAGCAGATTACTCAACAGCTTTATTATTGAGCAGTCAAGGTTTAGAATTTAAAAGCACTAATATAAATGTAAATCAAAGTGGAGCAACATACATTTACCTAGCAATAAAAGCAAACTAGTGGAAGATTTGAAGATAGCATTTACTAATATTATTGCTCTTGGGTTAAGCATATCCGAAGCAAATCCAGTACTTCAAACAGTTTCACTTTTATTAGCAATAGGATATACGTCTATTTCAATTTATAAAAAACTTAAAAAATGACTTTACCAAAAAACGGTGTAGCAAAAGAAATAAGACACTATAGCGGTGCATTACTAATCTTTCTTTTTATAGTAGGTTTAGTAGTAGTGTTTATTCAATACCCTGTATTAGATTCTAACAAAGAAGTTGTAA